AATTATGAGTTCGCTGCATTAACCGTTATGCTACAGTCCCTATATTTCTATTATAGTATATTTTTAAATATTTGTAAAATATTTTGCTAAATGAGATTTTCGAACTTTAACCATAATCCATCTATTGTAGTATTTATCAGATTCCAAAACTTTTCTATCAAATTGATATTTTGCTTCGAAATAAGAACATTCGGATTTAGTCTTACAGAGTTTAAGGATAACCCTTTCAAAATTATCTCTTCCTTCGGAGAGGATATCCTCCGATAATAATTCGGAACTACCGTAATAATCTTTCCAATTTGATTCAACTGTTTTTTTCTTTTTCTTAAGATTCTTTTGATAAGTTTTTCTAGACCAAAAAGATTTCTTACCTATATATTTTTTACCATTATTTAGATTAGTTATTTCATAGACAAATCCGTGTATCTTTTTAGGATCTGTCTCGATGAGATCATATTCTTTTCCTCTGTATATCCATGTCATATATATTATTCATAGTCTGAAATAAATATATATAATAATCAATAAACCTCATTCCAAGACCCTTTGAGCCCGCCCACTTCATATTCTGTTACACGATTTTCAAAGAAATTTGTATGATCTGGTGCATTAAGAATCCAATCAAGCCATGGAAGTGGGTTATCCTTTACCTTGAAGTTGGGTTTTAGTCCAAGTTGAAGAAGTCTTCGATCTGCAATGTACCTAATATATTTTTTAACTTCTTTTTTTGAAAGATTATCAATTTCCGAGTTATCACCATATGCAAGATCAATGAACTTATCCTCAAGTTCCACAGTTTTTCGAAGCATCGAATATATTTCTTTTTTAAATTCGTCTGTTACAACTCTCGGATGTTCTGCACAGAATTCCCGAAATAACTGAGACATACCATCAACATGCATAGATTCATCGCGAATAGACCATTCCACGACCTTACACATTCCTTTCATTTTACCGGATCGTTGAAAATTTAAGAGCATTACAAATGATGCAAATAAAGAAATACCTTCGGCGAATACAGATTTGGCTACAGCTGTAGCTAAATTAGAATAATTAGAAGTATCATTATCTCTCATAAATTTTACTTTATTTGACATTTCTTTATATTCTAAGAATGCATGAAATTCTGACTCAGGAAGTCCAAGAGTGTCATTTAGCAATGCATACGCCCTTTGATGCACACCTTCCCTACAAGCAATTGATCCAAGCATATTCCGAATTTCATTGTTCTTTAATTTGGGTATAAAGAAATCATAATAATTCTGACCTACCGCAACATCTGATTGCGTGAATAACCTAAGCACCTGCATAACAAATTCTTTTTCTGACGGACTTAGTACATTTTTTTTCCAATCAGACACATCATCAGATAAATCAATTTCGTCCTCAATCCAATGAGCTTGTTCGTGTTTCTTTGTTAATTCAACCGCCCAAGGATACCTAAATGGTTTATAAGTTTCAGAGGGGGTGGTCATCGTAACTTTTTTTTCAAAGAGAAATAGTTCTTTAGACTTCATTAATGTATCATAATTACCAAGATACTTACCATCTATGACAATTTGTGGTACAGTTCTTTGGCCAAGTTTCAACCAATTGTCAAAATATTCATCCCTCTCCGTTATATCATATACAGAATATCTTACATTGTGTTTATCAAACCAATTTTTCACGCTCACGCAAAAAGAACAATCTGGTTTTGAATATAATTCAATCTTCATTAAAATCCTTATTTAATTTATTAAAGTGGTGTCACCATATATAATAGAATTGTGTATTTCTTCCCAATAATATACTCTATTCCCGGCGTATTCCGTATTATGCGAATGTGACATTAATATTGGGGTAAGACCAAGCTCCTCCCCGACATCTAAATTTTCTCCCTTATCTTCTATCCAATAGAAGTTTTCTCCTGGATATTTTGTAGTAATATCCTTCAAGGCATCACCTTTATCAGCACCAGTATCAAGTATGGTGTAATCAATGAACACCTTTCCAAAAAGATTTTCAAGGTTTGAAATTCTTAATTTCTGTGCATATGGATCTAGGCTCTGTGAGGTTACAGCATGAAACATATAACCTCTCTCATAGAGTTTTCGTACATATTTAACAGAATCTCTCAGAGGATTAAGGTATCCAATTCTAGCAGAATTGTTAAATTCTTGAGAAAGTGATCTACCCTCTTTTACTGTTATATCGAATTTTTCCCCAACCTTATAGGCATCGGGATTTACGAGTTCAAGGCTCGGGTATCGGAATTTTATAAAATCATAAAACCCCCATTCCCAATCAAGTAGAACCCCATCAACATCAACTAATATTAAATTTTCTTTTCTCATAATTTTTTAATGTAGTGTATGCTCTTCAGCAATCATTATTCTATCTTCAAAATCATGCATCATATATTTTGGTTTAGGAACGATAATTTCCTCACCAACTCTAGAATAATCTCTATCCTCTGACCACGAATCCTCAAGAACATCAATAACATACGAATTTACTCGAACTTCTGTAATCACACCTATAACGTAGAGTTCTTCTCTAGTAGCCATAGGTTCAAAATCATACGCTTTAATGATAGTTTCAACGGTTAATTCATTCACATCCATAATACACCTCTTTATCAATTTATATGTATATTATACAACATTATTTCACGAAAGTAAACTTTTTTTTCATTTATTTTCTAAAGCCAATCGTGCATATAGTGTTATTCTCTTAACGAACTTATCCACAGATATAACTTCAGAGCATAGTTTTTTATCATTTGTTATTCTAGCTTCTTCCATTTTTGTCAATGGATCCTCGGGATCTTTAGATAAAAAGGTTTTTGAAATGATTCTATTTCTCAAGGATAATGGATATGACATTAATTCATTATTCTCCGAAAGATCAAATTCACATGCCCTTCTTACAATATCATGACCTAGATCATCGGACGGTGGAGCATATCTTCTCCCCAGAGGGAAAATGATTTCTCGCAGAATTCCTCTTAGAAATGGAGTGGGATAGTTATTTAAAATCTCTTCAAATGAGGTTTGAATTTTGAATAAAGAATTTTGAAGATTCCATTCGACTATAGAGGATACTGCCTTACTTTCTTCTTCACCTTCAAATCGTTTTAGAACGGCAGACATGATATACATTTCAGAGAGTATATCTGCAAATCTACCAGATATTTTTTGTTTCTTTTTAAGAGCACCACCAAGAATCATGAGGGTGATATCAGAAAGAAGTGCAAAGTTTCTAGATTCTTGTCCAAGCCTACCATAATATTTCTTGAGAAGTTTTTTATGCGTGGTGCCAGAAGTCTTTGGTAGAGTTACAAACATTCTGTTTAGAAGATTGTTACCAAATGCTTTGAAAATATTAGATAACGTGTATCTAATATGACCGAATAATGCAGCTCTAAATTCTTTTTCATTCCCGGTGGTTGCCGACTCAATCTCACGACCAAGGAAAGGGTGACATCGCAGAGCGCCCTGAGAGAAAACGATGAGAGAACGTGTAAGAATATTAGCACCCTCTACCGTAATAGCTATTGGTTGTCCTATATACATATTCAGAAGGAAATTAGAAGGACCGTCACTTATAGCCTTACCCCCTAAAATATCCATACCATCATTTATACCGCTTCGCATTTTTTCGGTTGACTGATACTTTAGAAGTGCTGATATCACAGATGGTCTTTGACCAGAATCAATCCCCGCATATGTTAAGTCACAAGCAGCTTCGAGAGCATAAGCATCAGAGAGAATCCGAATCATTGGTTCCTCGATACCCTCCATTTTGCCAAGAGAAACATTAAATTGTTTTCTAATACGAGTATAAGCGGTGGTGACACGAGCAGTATGTTTTAAGCCTGCCATTGACAGACTTGGTAGACTTATAGCACGACCTGCAGCAAGACATTGCATCAGCATCATCCAACCCTTACCAATACCATTATGTTCGCCAATGATATGATCTATTGGAATGAATACATCTTCCCCATAATTCGGACCATTCATAAATGCTTGTCGAGCAGGGGAATGTCTTGAACCGATCTCAACACCCTTTGTATCTCTGGGTATTAAAGCTAGGGTAATCCCTCTATCATGAGTAGGATCCCATTTTCCTTTATTTAAGGTTTGGTCATGAGATTTCCCATAACTTCTAAGTAGATTATGCGGATCGCGAAGTCGAAATGCTAAACCAATAAGAGTAGCTACTGGGCCAAGAGTTATATATCTTTTATCCCAATTTAATCTAACCCCTAGGGTTTCTTGACCCTTCCATCTCCCCATTTCAACTACACCATCATCTGGAAGAGAACCGGCATCAGAACCAGCGGTTGGACCAGTAAGAGCAAATGCTGGGATTTCCTTACCTACTGCTAAATCAGGAAGCCATTTCTTTTGCTGTTTCTCGGTACCAAATTCATGAAGCAATTCTCCAGGTCCAAGTGAGTTAGGCACCATAGCTGTAATCGCAAGAGATAAGGATCTCGATGCTAGGATTGATATAACTTCGCTCTGAGCATATGCGGAAAATTCCAGACCACCATGTTCTTTCTTTATATTTAAACCAAAGAATTTATTATCTTTGAGATAATCCCAAACTTCCCTTGGAAGATCCATTGCCTGATTAATTTCATAATCATTTGTCATTTCACAGAGTTCTTGAACAGGACCATCGATGAACTTTTGTTCTTCATCACTGAGTTTAGGAATCTCTGTATCTCTTAGCATATCCCAATTCGGGGTTCCAGAGAATAATTCAGATTCCCACCAAACAGTTCCAGCTTCAAGAGCTTCTCTTTCGGTTGAAGACATTTTCGGAAGTATTTTCCGAAATAATTTATGTAGTTTCATATTCCTCCTAACGTGCTTAATGAAGTTTTTTACGATCTCGGGTTGCTAAAGCATCAGACCAAGACATCGCTATATTTCTAATTAATTCTGGATAAACTTCCTCATCATATTTAAGACACATTCCCATTCCGAGATATGCTTTTCTGAGAAGATCTTTATCTCTGTGTTCTGGGAGATTATCCCAATTTTCGTAAAGCCTGAATACCATTTCATCAAATTCAGCCTGACTCATAATATTAGGATGATCTTTACGATGTGTCGCTAGAAACGAATATATTATATAATTTCCTATATCTTTATTTAATATATATTCTTCCGAATCCATTTTTTCTATAAATTCTTGTACTCTGGTTTTCTTCATATTATGACCAAGAATGACCCTTTTCTATAATAGTTTCCATACCGTCATAATCATAGATATAATAATCTGTGCCATCCGGTATTTCTACAACCTTTAACTGAGAGCAAAACCCCCACGATTTAGTTCCAAGTTTTTCCACAACATCAACCAAAACCGGATCATGTCTTTCTATTTTCCAAGAGCTCCAGAGTTCATCCTCTGTTACCCTAGGTTTTTTCATTGAAAGATAATCATCGCGACTTTTCATACCTATATGTTTTATTGCTTCTTGTGATAAATCAAAACCTCCATAACTAGAATTAATAACTATTTTCATAACTTTATTCCTCAATGATGATTTACATTTAACCCTGACATGACGCACAATCCTCTTGCGAAGCAAACTCCGCAGACACACCTCCTAATAAATCTTGTCCACTCGGTGTTTCTGCATAATCTTTCATTGTATGTTGCTCAATTTTTTTAGATACCAATTCCGTCTTACTCGAAGTTTCGGTTCTCAGATAATATAGGGATTTATTACCCTCTTTCCATGCATTATAATGTACTTCATGAAGATACTTCTTATCCACCCCCGCAGGAAAGAATACATTAAGCGATTGTGCTTGACAAATATATTTAGCTCTTTGTCCTCCAAGACGAACAATAGCATTCTGATCAATCTCTATTGCTGTTTTGAATACTTCCTTTTCATGATCACTTAAAAATTCAAGATGCTGAACCGAACCATTATTTGCAATAATAGAATTCCAGATTGAGTCGTTGTTTTGACCTTTTCCCGATAACAACATTTCAAGATATTTATTCTTAATTAAATGGGAACCTGCTCGGGTTCTATGTACAAAAGCATTTGCTTTAATGGGTTCAACAGATGGTGATGTTCCTGCAATACTCGAAGAATTGGCATTAGGAGCAATCGCCAATAGATTAGCATTACGTCTACCCGTACCTTCCATGTCTGGGCATTCCCCGCGTTCTTCACCTAATATTTTAGACATAGCTACTGCACGTTCTCTGATAAGAGAGAATACTTCTTCATTTAATTCAGCAGCTGCTTGGGATTCAAATGATATTGATTTCTTCATTAATAGATTATGCCAACCCATTGCACCTATACCAATACTTCTTTCTTGTTCAGCAGAATATTTTGCTTTAGATATTTCATTAGGTGCATTGTCAATAAAGTATTGAAGTACATTGTCTAAGAATAACGTAAGATCCTGTACCAATAGGGAATCTTTCCATTCATCATACATCTCTAGGTTCAGTGATGACAGGCAACATACAGCAGTTCTTTCTTCATTGGTTGGTAATGTAATCTCAATACAAAGATTAGAACCACGTGAGAATAAACCTTTATCCTTTTGTGTTTGCGGATATGCTTCATTGGCTTTATCAATGAAATAGATATAAGGTTCACCTGTGCGATAACGTGTTTCTAGAAGTGTTTCCCATAACTCACGCGCCATTACAACTTCTGATACCTTCTTCGTCTTAGGATCAACTAGGTCCCAGCGAATACCTTGTTCTACAGCTTCCATAAATGCATCAGGTACATTAACTCCGTGATGGAGGTTCAGACACTTTCTATTAACATCACCCGTAGGGATTCTTAGGGACATAAATTCCATAATGTCTGGATGTGATATATCCATGTAGGCGGCATATGAACCCTTACGAGTTACACCTTGTTTATACGCAGTCATATCAGCATCAACTGTATGAAGGAAAGGGATTGGACCTGGCGCTATATTTGATACAGATCGAACATCGCTCCAATGACCTCCTACACCACCGCCTTTAACAGATAACCATCTTAGTTCTGATGTGTGATCAATAAGACCTTCAAGGGTATC